GACGGAGAAGCATATGATGAAGAGAGATTTTCACAGTACTTCCGTCCAGCAGGCATGAGTGCTAGAACTGGTGATCCTAATACATCATCATCAAACGGCACTGCAACTTCAAGAACTGATGAAACTCCAGCACCAGCTCCGGTAGCAGAAACTGCACCAGCTGAGACTGCTCCTGCTCCACAAGCAGAAGCACCTGCTGCACAATCAACAGAAACTGAAGGTAAAGCAGAAGACATTCTTGCAATGATTAGAGCAAGACAAAGTCAATAAACTAATCAAGCCCAGTGCTAAATCAGAACAGAGATTCATTGTTTACATGTCAAAATTCTAAATGCACTGGGCAACTTTAACAAGGAGACAAGTATGGCAAAAGCATTTGATCCGAGCAAGTTTCGGACACAATTAACTAAATCCATTACAGGTATGAGTGCGGGATTCAATGATCCTACTGACTGGATTTCAACAGGTAACTATGCACTCAATTATCTTATATCAGGTGACTTTCATAAAGGTGTACCTATGGGTAAGGTTACAGTGTTTGCTGGAGAATCAGGCGCTGGTAAATCATATATTTGTGCAGGCAATATTGTAAAACATGCACAGGACCAAGGTATATTTGTAGTTCTTATTGACTCTGAAAATGCACTTGACGAATCGTGGTTACACGCACTTGATGTAGATACTTCAGAAGAAAAACTACTTAAATTAAACATGTCAATGATTGACGATGTTGCAAAAACTATTTCAACATTTATGACAGATTATAAAGCAATGGATGAAGCTGATCGTCCGAAAGTATTGTTTGTTATTGATAGTTTAGGTATGTTACTTACACCAACAGATGTTGATCAGTTTAACAAAGGTGATATGAAAGGCGATATGGGTCGTAAACCTAAAGCACTAACATCACTTGTTCGTAATACAGTTAACATGATTGGTTCTCATAATGTAGGACTAGTATGTACTAATCACACATATGCATCGCAAGATATGTTTGATCCAGATGATAAAATTTCAGGCGGTCAAGGCTTTATCTATGCTTCATCTATTGTAGTTGCAATGAAAAAGTTAAAACTAAAAGAAGATGAAGATGGCAACAAAGTCACTGATGTGCGTGGTATACGTGCTGGTTGTAAAGTAATGAAAACACGTTACGCTAAACCGTTTGAAGGTGTGCAGGTCAAGATTCCATATGAAACAGGTATGAATCCGTACAGTGGATTAGTTGATCTTTTTGAAAAGAAAGGTCTTCTTGTAAAAGATGGAAACAGACTAAAATACGTAACATCAAATGGTACTGAACATAAAGAGTACAGAAAAAACTGGGACGGTTCTTTACTTGATACTGTTATGAAAGATTATACAGGAAACTTAATTGAAGATGCAATTAAGGACAAATTGGTAAATACCCTCGAAGCCGACAGCATCGAGGAGGAATAGTATATGGAAGAGCAACAGATTGCTGATATTTGGTCAGTATTCAAGGACAATATAGATAAAAAGCAGATTGAAATTTGTGCTGAAAGATTTGTTGAAGTATGTGCAGACTTTGGAGCAGATGACGAAGCATTCAAAGGAGCATTAGGGAGTTGTAATTACTTAGACAATGCTATCTATTATTATTTGGATATTGACGAAGATCAGTTTGATGATGAATATGAATGGGATGAATAATTAATGGGTTGGTATAGTGAAGTATCACGTGATGTTGGAAAGATACCAGAAGCAATTAAACATTATGAGTCTGAACTAGTTGACGCAAGAAAAGAAGTCAAACTTGCAGGTAATGTAGAAAAAGCATCAGCGGCTATGCCGGGCATTGTTGAACACCGTTTTAATCAACTTCAAGAAATCGAAGCAATATTACACTATATGAATATAGAGCTACGTAGATTGCGTAGCTCATATTTCAAAAAATATCTAGAAAATTATCAAAGAGCTTTATCTAGTCGAGACGTTGAAAAATATGTTGACGGTGAGGCAGATGTAGTTGATTACGAAAAAATTATTAATGAATTCGCACTTCTTCGTAACAAATGGTTAGGAGTCTTAAAGGCACTTGATCAGAAGCAATGGCAGATAACTAATATAGTAAAGCTGAGAGTAGCAGGGATGGAAGATGCTACTTTATAGAAAGAGGTGTTATGAAAATAGGTATTGTTACAACATTCAGTGACAAAGGTTATCAAGAATACGGACATTGGTTTGTAGAAAGTGCAAAAAGATTTATAGATAAAGACATTTCTGTATTTTTCTATACTGATAATACAAAACTTGATTTGCCTGCCCATATGTCAAATCAAAAATTAGAAGAATCTATTCCTGACCTTACAGCATTTAAAGAAAAAAATAAAAACAAAAAACCTTCAAACTTCATGTTTGATGCTGTACGGTTTAGTCATAAAAGCTATTGTCTTTATCATGCAGCAAAAACAAAAGATGTAGATATATTATGTTGGTTAGATACTGACACAGAAATCATTACACAAATTACATCTCAATATTTAAGAAAGTTTCTACCAGAAGGAAAGTTTGTTGCTTATCTCGGTAGGCCAGGAACCTACACGGAAACAGGATTTTTAGTTTTCGATATGCGGCACAAATATGCACAAGAGTTTTTTGATAGATTTAAAGAATACTATGATACTAACAATCTTTATAAACTATCTGCACAATTAGATTGTCATGTGTTTGATGCTGTGCGTTTAGAAATGGAACAAGAAGGAAAAATTAAAAACCAAAATATAAGTCCTCCAAATATTACAAAAAGTCATTTTGATCAAGCACTAAACGGTTATATAGCTCATTATAAAGGTGCTAAAAAAGAAAAACGTGATAAGCATTATGGCAAAGCATTAACAAGAAAAACGAGACTAAAAATTGGATAAAAATTATATTGTAACTGGACACAAAGGTTTTATAGGTAGTCATTATTATAAATCATTAGACAATGCAATAGGATATGATTTATTAAGCAATCATGATTTGTGTGATCAACAAGTAGTAGATGACATGCCAGATTGTGATGTACTAGTTCATATGGCGGCGACTAACGGAACAAGATTATTTTACGAAACACCTACTGAAGTTTCATTTAATAACACATTACCAACTTTTAATTTAATCAAAAAGTATCAAAATACAGATACAAAATTTGTTTTTACAAGCACTTGTGAAATCTTTAATGGTGCAATAGATAAAGGACTACATCCAGTACCTACAGACGAATCAGTACCTATTATGTTTAATAACATAGATAATCCTAGATGGAGTTATAGTGTACCTAAAGCACTAGGAGAAAATTTAGTTGCTAACTGCGGATTGAAATATAACATAATTAGATATTTTAATATATATGGTCCAGGACAAAAGGATCATTTTATTAGTGAATTTGTTGAACGTTGTGCAAAAGGAGAATACTATATTAAAGGCAACGATACAAGAAGTTTTTGCTATATAGATGATGCAATTCAAATGACACAAGCTGTTATTGATAATAGTGAAAATTGCACGGTAAATATAGGTAGACAAGAAGAAATACAAATTAGCACAGTAGCAAAACTTATAATGGGTATCATGGGAATAAATCCAGAAAAACTAGAGGTAATGGATGGTCCTATTGGTAGTGCAAAACGTAGATGTCCTGATACAACAAGAGTAAAACAAATAACAGGATTTAAAGATTATACTTTGCTAGAAGTAGGATTGAAGAAGACTGTAGAGAGTTTATTATGAAAATAGGAATAATAGGAGTAGGCGCTGTAGGAAGTGCAAATAAAAACGGTTTTGAATTTTTAGGACATGAAGTTGTTTTACATGATATAAAACTAGAAACAAAAATAAGTGATGTTTGTGATACAGAATTAAATTATGTATGTGTTCCTACTCCTCAAGCAAATGACGGCAGTTGTGACACTAGTATAATAGAGAGTGTTATACAAGAACTTGATGATTGCAAGTACAAAGGTATTATTGCCATAAGAAGCACAGTAGTTCCTGGATTTACTCAAAGTATGATTGAAAAATATAATAATCTTACAATATGTTTTGTACCAGAATTTTTACGTGAACGTTGTGCAGAAGATGACTTTATTAATAATCATAAACTACTAGCAGTTGGCACACATGACATTTGGGTTTATCGTAAAGTTGTTAGATCACATGGAAAACTACCTGAACATACAGAACATCTTACACCAAATGAAGCAGAAGTTTTGAAATATTTTAATAATGTTTATGCAGCTCTTAGAGTAACATTTGCAAATAATATGTATGAAATTTGTGATAAATTAGACTGTGATTATACTACAATCAAAAATGCATACATAAAAACAGGCAAAGCAACTGATATGTACTTAGATGTAAATCCTAGCTTACGCGGATACGGAGGTATGTGTTTACCGAAAGATACTATTGCTATTGCAAGTTTAATGAAAAATTTAGACATTGATTTAAAGTTAATTCAGTCTATACATGACGATAATTTAAAATTTAAAAAAACAGTATTTAATGGAATGAGAGAGTAATGTTAGAAGAACACTTAGGCGGACATGCAGGTTATACACATCTAGATGAAGGAGCGTTAGACTTTGTAAAAGATATTTTGCAAGTAAAAAGTATGCTTGATATTGGATGCGGTCCTGGTGGTATGGTAGAACTAGCTAATCAAAAAAACATCAATGCAATTGGTATAGATGGAGATTATACTTTAGATAGATACGATGATTCTAAATTTATTATACACGATTATACAAAAGGTCCAATTCAAAAAATGAAGCCAAAACAATTCGATTTAGCATGGAGCGTAGAGTTTGTAGAACATGTATACGAAGAATATATTCCTAATTATATGCCTAGTTTTCAAAAATGCAAATATGTTATAATGACTTATGCACCACCAGGCTGGCCAGGACATCATCATGTAAACTGTCAACCAGAATCTTACTGGATTAATAAATTTATTCAGTATGGATTTAAATACGACGGTGCTCTTACTAACCAACTTAGAAGTAGGTCAACTATGCGTAAGCCTGGTAAAAAAGGTGTTAAAGGAGCATATGTTAAAAAACGTGGATTGCTTTTTAGAAAATGAAGATAGTTGCCGTCAAAGAACTAATGTGGACTTATCATCCCATTCCAAAAGATTGGCCCGTAATCTCTATTCAAAATAAAGCAGAATTAGATACAGCAGATGTTCTAGTACAGACTAACATAAAAGGCGGCAAAAAAGAACGCAAACTAGGACATATCTATCAATATGTGCTTGATTCAAACAAACCTTTTATCTGTTTAGAGTCAGCTGTTTTTAGACGTAACATGCCTGACCCCCCTCATGTCAATGCGTATCATAGATGGAGTTGGAGGAGTTATTTTAGAGATGAAGGTATCTATAATAATAAAAATTGTCCACCTGATAGATGGAAACAAATACAAAAGACACAGCGTATTGATATAAAAGACTGGAAGACAAAAGGCGACTATGTGTTATTAGTGCTTCAAAGGCCAGGAGACACAAGTTTAAAAAATTTAATTTCTATACACGGATCATACGAAAATTTTATTACATTTACTGTTAACGAAATAAGAAAATATACAGATAGAAAAATTGTTGTGCGTCCACATCCTAGTAGAAGACTTTGGCAACTTGAGATTATAGAAAAATGTAATTTAAAAGATGTTATTATTAGTGAAAACGTATCTAGAGAAGGAATGCTATCTGGCGGTAATCAACTTTATGCAGATTTTAAAAATGCGTGGGCAGTAGTAGGGTTTAACAGCAATGCATTAACTGAAAGTGTATGTGAAGGTATTCCAACTTTTAGTATGTGTCCTAGTTCAATGGCTTGGGAATGTTCAAATAAAACTTTAAAACTTATTGAACAACCTAAAATGTTTGATAGGCAACAATGGTTAAATAATTTAGGTTATTGTCAGTGGACAGAAAAAGAATGTTTTGACGGAGTTCCTTGGCAACATCTTAAAAAGGTTATTCATGAAGTATAGAATGTCATTAACATATCCCGACGGGAACAGTGTAAAAGGCAAGACACATCACTTACAGTGGTATAATAAATTGGGTTTGAATGAATTTAATTTAGAAGGTAAACGTGTGTTAGATATTGCTACAGACGAAGGATGGTGGGCATTTTATTCTGAAATGCAAGGTGCAAATTATGTTGAAGCATGTGATGTAGAGAAAGGCGAATTGTATGATTGGGGAGCAGAAAAAGATAACGAATGGATTGAATACATAAATTCAACACGCACTGGTAAGATGATTTTTGATGAACATCATAAAAAACTAGGCAGTAAGGTTGTTTATAAAAAGCAGTCAATTTACAATATTACAGGAGAGTTTGATATTGTATACGCTCATGGATTGCTTTATCATTTACGCCATCCTTTATTAGCTATAGATAAAGTATCATCTGTTTGTAATGATATTTTTTGTTTTGAAACACACGTAGATTTACATACACCGGAAACATTCGCAGTATCAAGATTTTATAGGGGTG